TAAACATAGTTTGTTTTGATAAAAGTATATTAAATGAAGATGTTATTGCAAAAATACCGATGGTAAATGGTAAACTTTCATTAACAATAAATGATAATAATAATTCATTATCAAAAATTAGACGATACAATGGACCCGTAAACTTGTCAAGACTACAAATTAAAATAGTAGACCATTTTGGTACAGTCATAGATTTAAATAATATGGATTTTAGTATAACATTAGAATTGCAAGTGTTATACGAAAATTTTAATTTTAAAAATGTCTCTTATTAAATTATTTCAACATTCTGTTGCGCCATTGAAACAACAACTCCTTTAATTTTATGATATGTAACATCATCTTGAGTTAGTAAATTTTTAATATGATTAATAATTTTTATATCATAACTCTCACCAAAGTCTCTTTTTGGTTTGCCAAGAATACTATCATAAATTTCGTACTCAGGCAAAAGTCGGATCATCGAAGTTTTAAATACCATGCTCATAACTTCATTTTTATCACGTTTACCGTTAGAAGTTCCATTGTAGCTTTCTAATAGTTTATAGTTGTCAATCAATATTTTTAATACTTTTAACAATTCAATATAAACTAAAAGCTCATTTATTTTATACAAGTCATAATAATAATTAATCTTATTTACAATTTCATCTATTAAAAATATATTTTCTTCCAATATAGTCCACTGTTTCGAAAACAATGGTATTAAATAATTCTGGATTATTTTATCTTTTATATTTTTAACTTTGATATTTATTAATGACTGTTTATTACCATAGTTATAGTTATAATGATAATTTTTTCCAGATAAGTTTATAGTATTTCCATTCGATTGTGTTATACCAGATAAACTATTTGTCATATTATTAATTTTTATAAAAAAATAATAACAATAACAATTTTACAGATCTAAACAAAAAGTGGTTTTGCGTTTTTACACAAACCAGTTTTGCAAATTTTTTTTTTAAGAGAACTTGTATACTTTTCACTATCTACATTAGAGCAACTCTCATTATTTTTGCAACCATTAAAACCATCTATATTAATATCATTTACATTATAAATAGAACTATAGTCTACAATATTCTTTTTAACACACCATTTATTCAAGTCTAAATTAAAATGTAAATAAGGGTTTGATACACGTGAAGTATACACTCCATATGGATACAAAACTGGAACTATATCTTCTTTACATATATCATAAAAAACAGAATTTTTACAATCAGTCGTGACATTATTAGAACCGTCATAAATATTATTTACATTACTATCAACATAGCTATTGTTTGAATTATACAAGTCTTTTGTAGCCTGCAAAGAATATTTGTCTAAACAATAATAGTTATAGTATGTTTTTGTTAAATTTATTAAGTCATTATGACTATGAAATTTTTTAATAGTATAGCCATTTATATTGTTACTATTTAGAGAACTACTCTTGATATTTTTAAAAATCTCAACACCCATTTTATTTTTAATATAATCATTATAATTAATATCTGTCAAGTGTGAAAATACTCTGTGTTTTGATGTCATTATAATAATAATTATATAATTATAATAACTAACTAATAGTTAAAAATATGTTTACTTCTTAAAACTATGAAACAAAAATTTTTACCATTCTGAAGAAACAACGCTTTCAGCTCCATTAATTATCTTTGAAATTTCGGAAATAAGATTACTTTTATTTGAAGAAGAATTGTTTGAAACAATTGAATATTCTTCTAAATCATTGTTTACTTTGTTGTTATAAGCCTTCGATTCATAATCTGAAAAGACTGACATGTCATCATTCAAATCAATACCACTTCTATCAATTTGTTTCGTATCATTACTATAGACTAAAGGCGAATCATTTGCTAAATAGTTAGCATTTTTGTAACCAGGAATACTAGTAGTATATGTAAATGTAGTCAACAAAAGAATATCTAAAGGTTCAAAATAATATTGAAAACCAATATAAAATTTAACAGTTGCAGAACTTTCAGAGTCACCAACTAAAATGTCTCCTGAGCCAATTAACGCAGATAATGATTCGTCCAATCCTAAACCAATAGATTCGCCATTTAAGGAGCCCAAACTTTTAGTTAAAAAATTTACTCTTGCCAATTCAATATTAGTTTTAGGTGATATAGATGCTATTGGTAAATTATTTTTTTTAGACCAAGCCTTTGTAACTTGTTCAGATAAACTAAATAAAACACTCTTGCTGTTTGTAGTTTCGTATGTTTGGTTTACTAAACTAATTGCTCCTACACTATTGTTAGAAGGATTGATGTAAAAAGTTCCACTCGGCGATTTAAAAAATAAGTTAGAAAAATCACTCCAAGTCAAATGAATTGGGTTCAAATTAATTTGAACATCAGGTGTCTTACCTGTTGAAACATTAGATATTATTGCTAAACTTAAAGAAGGTACATTGGTTATTACACCAGTTGTGTTATTCTTTAGATAATTCTGATCATTGTTTAAAACACCAGTTGTATAAAAATTGTTCTGGGTTGATGCCATTTATAATATTAATATATATTTTTTTTTGTACAATATTTAGAATTAATTAATAAATTTACAGGTATTTAAAATTTATTAATTTACAATTTAATTGATAATTGTATACTACTACAAAAATATTATTTAAAAAAATAATTTTTATATAATTTAATATTTACTTAATATAATATATATTAATTATAAACATGAGTATATTAATTAACGCAATCAAAAATTATAAAGTAAAAGTTATTAACATTATAAATGACAATCAAAATCAAACTATTAATGATAAAATTAAAAAAATTTTTGTGATTAATTTGATAGAAGATGATATTAAACGAAACTATATTATCACGTTGATGAAAAAATATAACATAAATTTTACATTAGTTGTAGTGGAAAAAATATCGAAAGAATTCTATAAAACTATATCAGAAAACAGCACCACTTTTATATCCAAAGTTGAACTAGGATGCTGTATGAGCCACTTATGGTGTTTGTATCAAATTTTAAAAAATAATTATGAAAACGCAATAATTTTCGAAGATGATATAATTTTACATAAAAATTTTGTGAACGACTTTTTAAATGTATATAACAGTAATCCTAACTTAGACTTCTTACTACTAGGTGCGCATGATTTTAATTTTTCAAAGTCGAATTATAAAAACGTTAAAAATAAATTATATAGACCCAATGAAAACTTAAACAACTTGTATGGAGCACATGGTAACTATTATTCTTTGAAAGGAGCAAAGGCAATGTTTAAAATTAGAACAACGGAAATATCTTTTTTTGATAAGGAATACATGCTGATGTTTAAACATTTTAACAATTCTTCATTTATATGTTATCCTAACTTAGTTGTTTCTAACATTACATCAAGTACATTAAATCATGCACGCGAAATACTAAGTGTTCTAGAAGAAGAATATTATAAAAAATGTTTTATTAATTTTAACTTCAATGCATATAATTTTATTTACTTAAACTTATTAGACAAAACTTTGTTTAAAATAGATGAAAATAATAATGATTATGAAACCTACATAAGTAATTGTTTGTATCATAAATACTATGACTTACATAAAATAAATACTATTAAAAAAAGAATGGTTATGAACTTTTTCAACTTACAAGATATTAAAATAATACTACATGATAATGCAAATAAACATAAACAACTTAAATTAAACCCAATAAACACAACAAACACAACAAACACAATAAACACAACAAACACAACAAACACAATAAACACAATAAACAATGAAAAAATTACTAGCAGCATTTAATAACACCAAACAACCTTTCCAAAAAATGGTTCGGAGAAAAATCTTTATTTATTGAGTTATTTTCATACAAATTATTCAATAAATAACTTCTATAATTATTATTTTTTATGAAATTGAGAACTGCGTCAAATACGCTACTGTTTGCATAAAATATTGTTCCTGCTACGAAATAATTTTCAGAATTTATTTTTGATAAATATTTTTGTTTCAATTTATTGTTATAAAGATCATGAATCAAATGTATATAATATTTTGGGTCTCCAATACAATTTGAATTTTTAAACAAACTTTCGTTTTTATTTAATAAATCATTTAATGGCACTGAAGTGATATAGTTAGTTAAATTTAAATAATTTTCATTCACTGTTTTTGTATGAAATTTTAAAATATGCTGAAACTTATGCTTTTTGATAATATCATTATACATTAAAAGCGTAGGCGTTATATCAGAACCAAGTTCTTTACACTTATAAATAGCATAAAAATCAAAATTATTTGTAATTTTGCTCTTAAATTCTTCATTTTTAATTATTTTATCAGAATTAAAACAAAAAGCAACATTAATATTATTTTGAATTTTTTTGTATTGTATAATACGATCAATTAAATCCATTCCAATACTTTCGTCGCCTATGAAAACTAACAACAATATATCATAATTATCATTCAAACAACTATACTTTTTATTAATTAATAAATTAGACAAGTTAGTAAAATTAGAATTATATAAATACTTATTAACAAACTCTTGTACGGGGACAACAATATTATTTTCAATGACATAAATATTATTCAAAAATGTAAAGAACATTATTTTTGGAAAAATATTAGTAATTTGTTTAGGGTGATAAATAAAACCATCTAATGCAAATTTTTTTAGATACTCAACAGCATTTGCATCATTTATATAGTCAATATTATTTACTTTACAAAAAAAATATAAGTCAATATCGAAAGCATTTTGTTTTGTACCATTTAAATTAAATGACAAAGGAATATTATTATAGGTTAAGTATTTATTAATATTACTTTTGTGTTTATAAGGTTTAAAATTAAAATTTTTTTTCATATAAGTTTTCCATTGTTTATTACAAACCCAAAACTTGTGTCCACCAAAACTTTCTTCATTAAAAACACTTTCAGATGAAAAATTATAGGCAATATCCCAATTAGCAACTATTCCAATAAAATTTTCTTGCATACATTTTGAAAAGTATACATCTTCCGGTGGAAAATCCAAGTTGACAGCTTTCATATATTCAAGTGTCGAGCTATTATAAACACAATCAGTTGGTGAAAATCTTTTGACTACTTCGATCATTTTAGATTTACTTCGCAAACTCAGTCCACCATTCCCAACGGAATTAGGTGTATCATCATTAGTTTTTGGAAAAGGTGCGCCCACAAAATCGTAATCTAAAAAGTCATGAATATTATTTTTAAAAATGATAGAGTCTTCCTGATAAACCAAAATTTTCTCTCCTTTTATTAAATTCCAAAAATCCATAGTTGTTAAAAATTTACTGTAATCAGCTTGTGTCATATTATCAACATCAAGTTTAATTATTTTTATTTTTTTTGAAATATTTTTACATATATTTACAATTAATTCATGATTTACGTTTCCACAAATAATTGTATGAGACCAATCACTGCCTAATTTGATGATTGCGTTTCTTATCAAAAATTCAATATGGGGAAATTCTCTAAATTCAATTAAAACAGCTTCATACAAACTGCTTTTTTTAAATATTGGTAAGTTTACATGTTTAATAAAATGATTTAGTTTGTAACATAGTAACCGAAAAATATAAATATCTTCATGTTTGACAATATCATTATTCACATTGTATTTTTCACAAAATTTTTTTTGAATATGATAATCAAATATATTTATTTTAGCAACATCCATTTATAAAATTATTAATTAAATTAATAAAATATTTTAATTTTAAAAATAATATTGTAATATATTATATGTCAGAAATTAAAATTTTGGTTTACGGCTCGAATGGTTGGATAGGGAGACAATTTATAAATTTGTTAAAAACTAACAATATTTGTTTTGTAAAAGGGAACAGTCGCGTAGACAATGAAACTCAACTACTAGAAGAAATTAAAGAGACAAACCCTACACATGTCGTATCCTTTATTGGTAGAACACATGGTAAAATTGACAATAAAATATACACTACAATTGACTATTTAGAACAAGAAGGAAAATTATTTGAAAATGTGAGAGATAATTTATTTTCACCAGTGTTGTTGTCTGACATATGTAGTAAAAATAACATACATTTTACTTACTTAGGTACAGGTTGCATTTTCAAATTTGATGAAGAACATCCATTTGGTAAAGAAGAAAATGGCTTTGATGAAGATTCGCAACCAAACTTTTTTGGTTCTTCCTATTCTGTAGTGAAAGGATTTACAGATAGACTGATGCGTTTATACGAAGACAAAGTTTTAAACTTACGTATTCGTATGCCAATTACAGGTGAAAAAAATGGAAGAAACTTTATAACGAAAATTGTAAATTATGAAAAAGTTTGTTCTGTTCCTAACTCAATGACAGTTTTACCTGAATTACTCCCATACGTTTTAGATATGATGAAAAATAAGACTACTGGAACAATTAATTTAACAAATCCAGGTCTAATAAGTCATAATGAGATTTTACAAATGTACAAAGAAATCGTAGACAATAATTTTAAATGGAACAATTTTAGTCAGGAGGAACAGCGAAAAATACTTGCAGCTGATAGGTCTAACAATTACTTAGATACAAACAAATTGGAAACTCTATACCCAAAAATAAAACATATACGTAACAGTATACGCGACTGCCTAATTCAATATAAGAAAACTTTAAAAGAAGAAATTAATTTATTGGTTACAGGTGGATGTGGATTTATAGGAAGTAATTTTATAAATTATTATTTTCCTAAACAAAAATTTAATAGACTTGTGAATTTAGACGCTCTTTACTATTGTGCTGATAAAAATAATGTTGACGAAAACATTAGGAAAAATCCAAATTATGTTTTTGTGGAAGGAAACTTATGTGATGAAAATGTAATAAAACAAATATTATTTCAACATCAAATTACACACATAATACATTTTGCAGCACAATCACATGTTCAAAATTCTTTTGAAGACTCACTAAGTTTTACGAAAGATAATGTTCTTGGAACACATATATTATTAGAGTGTGTTAGAAAATACAACAAAGTAAAAAAGATTATTCACGTTTCTACAGATGAAGTTTATGGAGAATCCATGAATAGTATCGATGAAACTCATAAAACTGAGCACTCTATTTTATGTCCAACAAACCCTTACGCTGCTACAAAAGCCGGTGCAGAATTAATAGCACAATCATATAGTCATTCATATAAAATGCCTATAATAATTACAAGAGGTAACAATGTTTACGGACCTAATCAATACCCGGAAAAAATAATACCGCGATTTATCCAACTATTAAAAGAAGATAATAAAGTCACAATCCAAGGTGAAGGTAAAAGTGTACGTGGATTTTTACACGCGCTTGATACAGCCAAAGCATTTGAATTTATTTTAGAAAAAGGTAAAATAGGTGAAATATACAACATTGGTTGTGACGAAGTAATGGAATACTCTGTTATGGATGTAGCAAAAATTCTCATTAAAATGATTAAAAATACAGAAGAATATGACAACTGGATTGAATACATTGAAGATAGACCTTTCAATGACCAACGTTATTACATTAGTAACCAAAAACTAAAAGATTTAGGTTGGAATATTGAAATTGAACTTATAGATGGTTTAAAACAATTGTTAAATTAACTGTCAATCTTTTATTTTAAAAAGTACTTAAAAACATATTAAATGATTAACTTACACCGAACGGAAAGAAAATTGGGACGCTTTGCGTCGCCTGAATTTCTTTCTGCAGGCGACTTATCCGTAAAGGAAAATAAGATAAACTCATTTTCTTTTATGGATGGTGTAATATGTATCATTTATTTTATGCTTTGTTAGCTCAGTAGGTAGAGCGTGAGGCTGTTAACCTCAAGGTCGTAGGTTCAATCCCTACACAAAGCGATACATAACTTTCATTTATTAAATAAAATATATTGTTGTAAGTTCAATATATTTTATTACGATTATACGCGTATATTTTTAAATTATATTTTTTGGAACTTTGATATGCATTCCCAAATTTTAGCAGATTCATCTATAGTAAATGCACCTCTTTTATGAGCTACATTCAAAAAACCTACCATTACATTTAATGCAATATTTTCATTTTCTATAGGAACATCAACAAGACGTAGTTCAACTGGTTGTTCTACCGCTGGTTGTTCTACTGATGGTTGTTCTACTGATGGTTGTTCTACTGATGGTTGTTCTACCGCTGGTGTTTCTAAAGGTTTTTCCTCCAAAATTGTAGACTGTTGTTTTACCTGCTTGATTTTTTTGGCTACTTTAACTGGTGTTTGACTATTTTCCATTATAAGTATATATTTTTAATATATTTAAATTATTTTTTAAAAACAAATTAAAAAAAAATTGAGAAAGTTTTATAATTAAATTAAATAATACAATTAATTATAAAATGACAACAATACTACAATCTGAACTTAAATCAACTATTGCATTTGATAACAAAATTTTATCACATAACTTTTCAAGTCATGTTGAGTTAACAAATAAAAATTTCAAATTTGGAACACTAAATCTAAAAATGAATAAAACAGACCCAGTAAATAAAAAGCGACACATTGTCTTCACTACAGACTGTTCTGGTTCAATGAGCGATATTTGCAATGATGGAAAAACTAAAATGGATCATAGCAATCACACATTAATCAACATGATTACTTATTTTGCAAATCATCCTGAACTATCTGTAGTAGTAAGTGTTTATTCTTTTGATGGTTTTGTATACACCATTTTTGAAAATAAAGAAATAACTCAAGAAAATATAGATATTCTTATTCACGATATTAAAAATATTAGGCCAAAAGATACAACAGATATTGAAAAAGCTTTGAAAAATTCTAATGAATACATTTCAAATTTTATTTCTAAAAATAATGATACTGATGTAACTCATATTTTCATGACAGATGGAGATGCTACTCAAGGTAACTCAAACCCAGAAACATTAAAATCGCTAGTTAATCCTTTAGTACCAAATATTTTCATTGGTTTTGGTATAGATCATAATGCATGTTTATTAAAAGAATTATCATCCCAAAATAAAAATAATTACTATTTTGTTGATGCACTTGAAAAAGCAGGCCTAGTTTATGGTGAAATATTACATGCATTTATTTATAAATTTTTAGAAAATACCAGTATTACAGTTACAAATGGATTATTGTATGACTGGAAACAAAATAGTTGGGTTGATAAATTATGTATAGGTGATTTAATTAGTGAATCAAATAAAACTATTCATATTTTATCTGAAGATCCAGTCAATTTTAATTGTGTCATAGAAAGTAACCATTGTTTAACAAAAGAAGTAGAAAGTTTAACTGTTGAAAATCCATTGACTATGGATGAAAACAATAATATTAATGGGTTTGAAGACCTTTCTAAATATACATACAGACAAAGAACCCAAGAACTTTTATTTGAAGTAAATGTACATAACTTTAAAAATATGCGTTGTTATGACCCTTTAAAATTCAATCTTTATGGAAATGACTACGACACATTATCCAGTAATCAAAATAAAAATGGTACAGTTTTGAAAGAAAAAATGAATAATTTATTGAAAGAAATGACGCCTTATAAAGAAGATCAGTTTATAAAAGTATTATGTGATGATATTTATGTATGTTTACAAACATTTGAAACTAAGTATAGTGCAATGTATTCATGTGCTCGTCAAGTATCTCAAGGTGCTCAAAGAAGTTATAGTGCGAACCATAGTAATATAAAGAACAATTGCATTAATAGTAGTATCGATGATACAGGTATTCCTTTTCCTAGATTTACTATGAAAAGATCATATGCTTGTAACTATAACACTCAAGAAGAACCTGATGATGAAATTAACGCAACTGTTTTTAGCAAGCTTTTACCTGACATTGAAGAAGAATTATCACTTAATTTAAGTCTCAACAGACCAAGTACAGATAGCAACATAACCTTTAATAATAATACTAATAGTAAAATCCGCGATAATGATTATGATTATAATTCTGAAGATGTTTTGGATAACTATACTGTGTCTGAACAAACAGATAACCCGTATATGAGTGATTCAGTATTAGAACTAATGCGTTCTTGTAGTGCAAGTGTTGATGAAAATAAACTCTTTAAATAAGGTAGTATAATTAGTATTAGTATTTTTAAATTTTATATGTAAATTAATAATTTTATGTTTTATAAATTCCACAAATATTTCCAAACAGGGCTAATGCCTTTTTTACTTCCTCGTATATCCAAATTAAAAGCACAATCATAACTAGGCGGATCTTTTAATGCATCACACGGATTACAAGGACCATTTAAAAATGAAAATCCTGGTACAATCTTTTCCAAATCATTATAATCCAATGGAGTATATTTTTTAACATGATTATAAAGAATACCACTATTTCCCTCATATTGAGTTTCTTGCATAGAGAGATCTCCGTCTTTATTATAACTACATTTTACAATGTTATTATTTTTTGATATTTGTTTAGAATTAAATGCATAATCTCCCCACCCGTTTGGTAAATCTTGTTTGGGATTTTTTTTGCCGTTGTGTACACTAACACCATTTAATAAAAATTGACCTTCTTTTGTTTGCCACGATAGCATTTCTAAAATAGCTTTTTCATTGTAAATCGTGCTTATTGTATTTATTGCATCTTCGGGGCTAGTACGTACATAAGGATTAGTGTTCAATGATTGTTTGTATAATTCTTTTGTTTCATTTGTCCAAGGCCATTGACCATTTTCAATAAAATAATTAACTTCTTTTTGTGATGCTTGTTTTTGTATTTCACTCGCATCAAAAACAATTTGTGGATTAATTAACTTTTGAATATCTAAAAAATTGTTAATAGATGTTTGGTTCCATGTAAAACCCTCTTTTGAGTTCATTTTTGAAGACAAAGTTAAAATTCGATAAATAACAATAAAAATTAACAAAAGTATTATTCCATAACTCAAATTTTTAAAACTTATCAACACCAAAACCAATATTAAAATTATTTTACCTAAAAATGTATTAAATATGTTTACGAAAATACTAGGTATAAGATATACTATCAACCAAATACATATTAAAATACTTAATAGCCCTATTACTAATAATTCATTGTCATTTTTACTTCCAAAATTCTTTATTTTTTCACTTATTTTATTTATCATATTCATATTTATAGTTATTATGTATATATATATTTCAAAATATAATAATAAATTATTCATAATCTTATTATTATATCAAAGTGATGTGATGAACAACGAACTAATTTCCAGTTGAACCAAAGCCACCCTCGCCGCGTTCTGTTTCAATGTCTAACTCATAAATATCTTCTACTATTTCTACGTAAATTGGAACTAAACCTGGAGCACAAACTTGCAATAATCGGTCATTTACTTTGGCATAATAGTCAGAATCTCTATCCTTACCTTGTAAATTTTCATCAACATTCACTACATCAAACATTCCAATTAAATTTCC